ATAGCCGCCGTGCCTTCGTTTATTTCCAGCGTGCTCAGGAACTGCTTCGCCAGTTCCGGAGTTGCTCGCATCGCGGCAATACGGTCGTCCAACGTGCCCAGTTGATTGAACCCCTCAACCTGTGCTTTCGTCAGTCTCGATACGGTGCCGTCATCCAGTTTGGTTTCTGGCCTCGCCACAAACATATCCATCCGCTGCATCAACTGGCGGAGTGTGGTGCCGGTAATTGCCCCGCGTTCGTCCTGCAGGATTTGCGAAATAGTCGCGGCCAACTCCAGCGTCCGCTCTGAGCCGAGAGCTTGGATCCGCTCGCCTCGCGTGTTGACCGCCGCCAGTGAGGTGCTGAGATTGTTGATCGTCTGCGCCAAATCCCCGCCGCGGCCTGCCGCTTGGAATTGCGACAGTTGCCCCATAATCGCTTGAAAATCGCGGTTGCCCGTCGCCCCTGCGATGGTCAGCATTCCAGACAGAATCGGCATGGCGTCCTGAACATTGCCGGCAGTGAGTTTCAGCACGTCGGACGATAGCCGCATGGCTTCTTCAACGTCCTTTGCCCCGCCGGAAATCGCGGCGCCTATCATGTCCGCCAGCCCTGATGGATCGACGCCCAACAGCGGAGCCTGTTGAAGAACCATTTGCTGTGCCCGTGGTGCGTTCTCTGCGCCAACGTTCAAGGTCATTCGCCTCACTGCATCTTCGAACGTCCGGCTTTGTTCCGCAGCCTCCAATCGCAACTGACTTACCTTCTCTAATTCGCTGCTGATTGCTGACACAACGGCCTGTAACGTAAACATGCCGGCCACCATGTTTTGGATCTGTCCGACGCCTGCTGACAGCGTTTGGCCAAACCCGCCGCCGGCTTGCTGCATTTGCCCTTTTGCTTGTTTCAATGAATCACGTAACGCATCAACCTTTTGCTTTTGGGCAGTAAATGCCTGCGTCCCAACGGTTAGTTTTCGCAATGCATTTTCAGCTTGCTCAAGCTCCGATTCCATCGCGTTTATTGAGCCAGAAACATGCTGCACTTCTTTGGCATAACTTGCCAACTGTCCCTTTGCCTGTGCCACCGATTCGTGCAGTTTGTTTACTACTTGCTTTTGCTGCTCAAACTCTTTTGTGCCAATCGCCATCGCGCTCAACTGCTGTTCGGCCTGTCGCAATTCTTGCTCCAGCGCGTTGAACGAACCTGCTGTGTGCAGCGTCTCTTTTGCCACGCCACTCATTTGAGCCCTGACGTTTGCAAGAGATTGCCGCAACGCGTCTACTTTTTGGCGCTGCTGGTCAAATTCATCCGTGCCAACTTGTAGTTGTCGCAAAGCATTTTCGGCCTGTTTCAGCTCGTTTTCTATCGCATTAAACGAACCCTCAATTACCTGTGCCGCCTCTTCCGTTGAGTCAGCGACAGCAGTCATCTCATTTTTTGCCTGCGAAAGTGACTGCCTCAATCCGTCTACCAGTGCTCTTTGCTGTTTGAACTCATCGGAACCAATTTTCATTCTGCGCAATGCTGCCTCAGCCTGCTTTAACTCCTGCTCCATGGCGTCGAATGAGCCTACAAGCACAGCGGCAGCCTGCTCGCCAGCGTCTTTCATTGTCGCCAATGTGGTCTTCGCTTTAGCCACTGAATCGCGTAGTTCGTCCACCTTTTGCTTCTGCGCCTGGAACTCTGCAGTACCCATTGCAAGCCCTTTTAGGGCCGCCTCAGCTTGTTTCAATTCCTGTTCGAGCGCATTGAACGAACCCGCTGCAGCATCCGCGGCGTTCTTGGATGAAGACGTCAGTTTCTGGAGTTGTCTTTCCTGATTTTCAAATTTGTTTTCCAGACGGTCCAAAACCTGAACCATCTTGTTGGCGGTGGCAATCCACTCAACCTCAATCCGCTCGTCAGCCATCGCTCGGTTTCCGCTGTAGTTGGAGTGTTGTCAGGAACAAATCGAGGATTGCATCACGACCAACCCACAGGTCGAGGTGTACAGCCAATTCCGGGAGCATCCGATAGTTTATTTGCAACAGTTTCAGCAGCCAGCCAATCTGTGCCGACGGATCTACATTGAACACCAGCGAACGAACGCCGAACTCTTGCAGGTATGTTTCCCGTAGTGTCTGCGCTTCGTCGCACAGCCACGAAAATTGACGAACGACTTCCCACCGCATGGTGCCATCGTCGGCGTATACCGCGCGGCTGTCCACCGTGTCCGGTGTCGGCAGTTTCCACTTTTGCTCGCCAAGTTTTACCCACGGTCCGGCCTGCGTGTAATGCCTTCGCAACTCGTTTTCCTGCGGTGGCTTCGCATTCCAGATACCCACCCAATAACGCGGTTTGCCGCCGTCGTTTTTGACGATCGACGGGATCCACGTTTGCTCTGCGGCCGCGTAGTGCATTAGCGGGTTTTGTGGAGTGAGCCACCCCAACATCAGCCCCCGATTGCCGGCCGGGCCTTCGACGTTCAGAAGCACGTCATGCCCGCCGATTATCGAGTAAACCCCAGCCAGTTTCGCCGCGGCTTCGAGGTCGGTCGGTTTCGTGTCTGGCAGAAAAAGTAAATAGTGTGCCACGTCTGTCCCCTCTCTTCGGTGGCTTACGGAATTGCTACGGCAGCGTTCGCGGTGAGCGTTTTGCCGTGTAGCGTGATTGTCGCCGAACCGTCGTCCTGATTGCTTACGGAAACGCTGTTGGTGTCAGTAAGACCGGCAGCGAAGGTGAAGCGGATGTTGTCGCTGCTGCTGCTGTAAACGCCAGAATCGGCCCGCCTGCGGAAGTAGATATTCGCCGATGTCATCGCGGTCCAATCGCCCACGGTTGCGGCAATCGCATCAAAGTCGTTGACTGTGATTTCGATGGTTGGCTGAATCGTTTTAATCATGGCGTATTTGGGCCACACCGAGCCAGAGCCAAGCGGCGGTTTTGTCACTTCAATGCCAGGATTCACTCGCACCGATTGAACGCCATCAATCAGCGTTCCATTGATGTACGCAGGGCCGAGAGCGAATTCAGCATTAAACGACTGGCCAGCCAGCGCCTGCCCTGTTGCGTCGTCTGCCCCCTTCGTGAATCCGTCAGAAGAGAGCCAGTGGAAATCCATCTGGCATGTCGCCGCGTCGCCGTCCTGCGTCGCCTCAAACTGCGTCGGCACAGCAAAGACATTGCTTCCGCTGATGGCCACAAAATTTGAGCCAGTGACGAAACTGCCGGCGTTCGCTCGCACCTTCAGTGGGACTGTAATCGTGCTCCCGAGAACGGCCAAACCAGCACTGCAAAACGCGGACGTGTTCAGGGCAACAACTGCGGCAAGGTCGCCGGTTGTAATGCTCGTAACCTCGCCGGCCATTTTACCGCTGATCTGCGAAATAGCGTTGCCGCCGGAGGTCATCGCCTTCCGGTGCTCCTGATTTGTGCGGTGGTCTGCGTTCGTTATTTGACGAATGGTTGTCGCCCCGAGAACCACATCTGCCAGCGTGAAAATCTTACTCACTTTATTCTCCTCGCTCGTTGTCGTGCGTATTGCGGACTGAGTGCGCCCTTACGATATTCGCGGGCCGATTGTTTTCGTTCTTGTGAAATTTCGCCTTTGGACATGATAGCAATTTCGCGTTTTTGCCAGCCAGCCAAACGGCGCTGACTCCGCTTGAATTTAGCCTGCTGCTCGAACGTCATTTTCGCCCATTCTTCGGGCGGTTTTCGCACCATGAAAGACCGCATCAACAAGCGGCCGCCGTGTTGCGTTGCTGTGATCTTGTGACGAAGCCGCTTGAACAATGTGCCGGTGCGATAGTTCGGGCGAGTGTGGCCAAACTTGTTTTTCTTGTACCTGTCGTATTTCGTGCCGCGTTTACGAAAACGATAAAGCGTGTAGCCGCGTTCGTCGAAGTGCTGCGGGACTCGCTTCCACTGGCGTTCCATCACGCGGTAATTGATTTCGCGCATCAGCCTCGCGTGTGCGCGGGCGGTCAGGGCAAACCGCTTGATTTGGATTTCGATTGCCAGCATGGGCAGCCCTTTACAGTAAGTCAATCACCAATGCAATCTGAAACGCCCACTCATTCCGCCCCTGATTTTCGTCGGGGTTGATCGGTCCCGGCTCTTGCGTGATGTTCAGTTGTCTCAGCATCAGTTGCCCACTGCCGCCGGAGGAAGAATTCACGCCTGCCATGATATCCGCGAGAGCCTGCCAGCACCAGAGATACTGGCCGCCATAATCGCCTTCCTTTTCGGCTGGCATTGCCAACTCAAACGTGGCGTTTACGGTCAGGCGTCCGCGGGCTGTGCCTGCGTTCCACTCTGTTGCTGTCGGATCAATTTGCAGGACACAGAGCGGGGCGCGGGTGTCGTCGCCGTAGTCCTCCTGAACGCCGCCGTAGTAAATGCGTTTGGTTGCCGCTGTACTGTCGGCCACACTGCACAGCGTTTGCCACGCGGCGATGGCTGCGATGTTTGCTTTCACATTCGCGAGAATGCCGGCAACGTCGAGGCGGGCCATCAGATAGCCCCTGTGCGTAGCGTTTTCGCGCCGCGAGTAAGCGGCAGCGTTTGGACGACGTAGATGGTTTTCGCCCCGTCTTGCGATTGCCCAACAGCCTCAACCTGTGCAAGGTCGGTGCCGATCAAAATGGCGTCAGTGACTGCCACATCAACGGAGTCGGCGACAAGGATTTCGCCTCGTCGCCTCGTCCCTCGCCCCCGGTCTTCTTCGTAGGTTGTGACTTGCCAGGTAATGATGCCAGTGAATACCACTTGATTCGCAGAATCGCCCCCGACGTAACGCCGCATTTGAACCGCGAAGTCATCGAGGTCCAGAAACACGGCAGAAACATCAGAGGCGATTTGTGATACAAGTGTCATTGCAATGGCAATCAGTAAGCGTACTTAAAGTCAACTTCAACGGCTGCGATTGTGACGGAAGGCGTGCCGGTGCCGCTCGCCTTCTGGATCTGGATAATCGGCTGCACGTTCTGTCCCGCGGTTGCGGCGCTCATGTCGAACGTGGTGCCGGCTGCAACTCGCTCGCCGTCGATGAAAAAGCGAACGTCTTTCAGACCGCCGGAAAAATCAATTTCCAACGCCTTGTAAGTGGCCCCAAGCGTGGTGCCGGTGGCTTTGTCGTCGTTGTCGTTCGTGTTGTCGTCGGTCTCAACGACAACGTTGGATGTACTGGCAGAGCCTTCGATGCGGAACCACGCGTTATGTCCGACGGAGTCAGGAGTGTCGTTGCGAGCTGAGCCAAGACCCAGCACGAGTGTGGTAACAGCGTCGATGTCGGCGACTTTCGCGATGATGCGACAGCGCTGCAACTGGCGAAGGTCGTAGGGCAAAACGTCGTTGAAGAACAGGCAGACGTTTTCGGCTTCGCTGGTGCTGGCCAGTGTAAGCTTCGCGGCGCCGCCGTCTTCGGTGATGCACAGATAGGTTGGTGTGCCACTGCTCGAAGTGTCGGCAATCGTCCAGCCGTTCTGGCCTGGCGTTGCTGAAAACACCTGAGCGCGGTCAAACAAGTCGCGAAAACAACGAACACCACGGACAATCATGGGTAACACCTTTCAAATGTTTTAGGCGGCTGAAAGTGCCGGCCTCTCAACGCTGCGAGCCGCCCCACGGATGGAGCGGCTGCAGGTGCTGGCGAACCAACAGAGGGGCCTCGCGTTATGCTTCACCCTTGTGCTTTTGAATACCGCGGTGGTTCATTGCCTTTGCGGCAAACGTCTGGAGAACGAAGTATTCCATGGACAACTTCTTCTCATCCATGTACGAACGCACCAATGGCACCTCCTGCCCCTGAAGGAAGGTCATTTCAATGGTGTCAATGGTGCTAGGCTCCGCAAACAAATACCATGCCTTGCGGCTGTTTGCATCGAGGAGCGGTTCAACGACCACCGTCAGCGTCTGAGCTGGGTTGTAGGTGCCAGAGTTGACGCTGGTGTTCGGGTCATACGTTGAGTTTACCAACTGCTTCGCGATTGTTTCGAGAGCGGAAGGGACGACGAGGTAACGCGGCTGCAGGTTCAGCACGTCGTCAGACTCTGCGCCTTCCGGCGTGTTCTCGCCTCGCATCTGTCGCATGAGGTCAGTCAGTTCACCAACGCTTGTGACAGTGGGAGTTGCGGCGCCGGTTGTGAAGTTTTTGCGTTTGCGTGCACCAGACACGTCGGAAAACAATGCAACACCGTCACGCAACAGCGGATTGCTTGTCACCTGTGCCCACGCAACAGCGTTGACGGTGCGGGCTGCTGAAGCCCCCAGCATCAGCGGCGTGCGTGTCAAGGCGTCCATGTCGTCATTCACCAACAGCGTGTAGCTGTAGCTGATGCCGATGGAGCGGCTTTCAACAGCATACGATTCCTTCGCGTCCGCAAAGCTCGCCATGTTCGGCTCGCTGGTGTCATTCCAGATTGGAAGGTTTGGAATCGCGCCCATCGTCAAGCGGTTGATCTGCTTGAAGTCGGGCACACTCTGCGCCTGTCGCATGGGGCCACGCCACGTTGGTGCAACTTCGGTATAGCCGACCATCATGCTTTTGTTAATGGCGTCCATCGTGAGGTTGGCAAAACTGCCTTCCGTGTGATACGGACCATCTGAGCGAAAACCGTAAATGTGACGGGTGCCAAACATGGCAGCCTTCGCGATTTCGTCGCGGGTTAAGCCAAGTGTGCGAACACCAAGAGCGCGAAGCGTTTCCTCGGCGAGCTGGTAAAGCGTTGCGTGGCGAAAATGCGAGTCATCAAATCGCAACTGATCAGCGGTAAGGTGGCGCTCGGCTCGCTTCATGTCACCGCCAACGCCGTTCAGCACGGCGCGTTTTGCGATAACGTTTCCGATGTCGGATTTGAGACGGTCGAAACCGCTGCTGTTGAAACGGATCGCGGCGCCGTGGGGAATGGTTGCGGCCGCGTCTGCCTTGCGTTTGGCAAGGTGCGTGCGAACGGCGGCAATGTCGGGCAAATTGCGGGCTGTCTCAAATTCGTGCGGCATGTCTGCGAGTTCGCAAAGACTGCGAATTTCGGCATCGGCTGCGGCACGTGCGGCGCGTTCGTTGGCCAGCATTCGTGCGGCGGACTCAGCAGCAATTCGGGCGATGTCGTCGGCAGTCAATGCGGCGGGCGGTGCCTGTCGCTGTTCGGGCGGTGCGGCCGGTGCGGGTGCAGCCGGTGCGGCCATGCGTTCGGGGTTGGCGACAATCCACGCCTGGGCCTGTTCGTCGTTCAGTTCGGCGGGCATTCCGCGGGACACAAGCAAAGCTCTCAACTGTTCGTTCACGTGAAAATCTCCTCTAGGGGAATGAATGAAACGGCAACGAGCCGGGTCCAATCCCCGGAGTTTTGCCTGATCGTCTGCACCAATTGGCGTTAAGGAAACTTCCCTCAGTCGCCATTTCGTCACCACGTTCACGGGGCCTTCGTACTCGCGGCCACCGATCGTTTTCGTTTTGCCCTTTTCGATGTACGTTCGCTTGAGGACTTCGTAGCCCACGGAAACATCAGTAACGTGCCCATCGCGAACGGCCGCCAATGCTTCTTCGCCCTGTCGGGCTTTACTGAACATCAGCGTCGCAGTCACGCGGCCATCACCCACCGTGATGTTGCGAGCGCTGCCCAGTTGGTCCGTTACGCTGCTGCGGCGGTGCGAGTCGAGGAATGGGATCTGTCGGGACTTCGGGAACTCAACACCGCTGGAAAGCAGGATCTCGGGAACGTAGTCCATGCGTTCCCAGTCAACCATCATCACGGGTTGCTCGGTGCTGATAACAGCCTCAACCGTGCGGCCTTCTTCGTTGAAGGTCTTCGCCCGCAATTCGATCTCAGACCGGAAGCCCGGACTGATCGCGTTTCCGCTGGCGAGTGTGTCACTATGTCGTTTGGCCATCGTCTGTTCCAGTCGGAGAATCGGCGGCTTCATTTGCGTTTCGCGGTGCTGATAATCCCATTATGTTGGCGAGTATTTCGGGCGGTATACCAAGCCTACCAGCCACCTCATAAACTTCAGCCATGTTGGCCAGTACGTCACGCCAGTTGGTCCCGAGTTTTGCGCACTCCATTTGCAGCGACGAGAGCCCACCTTTAATGCGGTTGTGGGCTGCTTTTGCGTCGTCTACTGGGTTGATCGAAAGAGCAATCGGACCGTTCCAGCTGGCCACCATGAAGCGGCCGGGGGACGCGAGAAATTCAGCGGAGGAAATGATGTCGTTGAAAAAGCCATAAACCATTGCCGCACGAATCACAGCCTCGTAAATTGGCTGGCAAAAGTTATCGGCAAACCACTGCTGTACGTCGTGCAACTCTGGCCAAATGTCATTGTCTGCGGATCGCTCGCTGCTGAACGAGGCGTTGCGGTAGTCGCCTGTGATCGTCGAAGACTTCACCCCAGGAACCGCCGTCGCCGTGCCTCGCTGCAGGTGCTGGACGAACGCTTCAGGATTCATGTTGGGCTGATTTGGGCTGTGCAGTTCAAACTTCCCATCGCGGCCGGTGTTCACCAGCAGCCCGGGCTGCAGTTTTGTGACGGTGTTTCCATCGCCGTCCGTCAGGTCGTCTGGTGCGGTGCTGGATGCGTTCAGCCCGAACTTCGTCGCCCCGGTCGGCTTCGCGTATGCTCCCACGACACAGGCAGCCAGCGCGGTTGACTTCAGGACGTTGTATTCCAGGTCTGCAGTGTCTTGCGTTCTGGTGAGAGCAGCAGAAAACCACGGCACGCCGCGGAGTTGGTCGATGTCCTCCTCAACGTACAAGTGCCCCATCTGGTCGGCTGGGATGCGTTTGGCATTGCCCGATTGGTTTGCGGATGCGTATGCCGGCTGAAGGCGGATGTAGTAGGCCGTGCGGCGGTTTTCCTCGTCCAATTCAATGCCGCGAAACAGACTGGAACCCGCTGGGATCTCGGCGGAAACAACTTCAGTTTCGTCAGCCAGTCGGCAAGAGTCGATGAGTTGCAACGTCAACGGAATTGGCAGGTCACGGCGTTTCTGGTCTGCCTCTGTGATCGGCTTCATCCGAAAAAGTGCATCGCCGGAAAGGATAACGGCCTGCAATGCCACCCGCTGCAATCCAGCCAGTGTCTGCCCGCCCTGTGCCGGAAGCCCGCGGGAGTCAAAGCCAGCGTTAAGCCGCTTCCATAATTCCTTGCAACGGTCGCGGAATGCCTCGTTCGGCGCACCGTCTGCGTTCATCGCCAACGGCTCGGGGTGCATCCCACGGCCAATCACCTTGCTTTGCAGCGTCCGCACGATTTTCCGGGCCGATGGGTTGGTGCGGTACAACCGCCAAGACTGAGCCCGCAGGTTGTCGGTAACAGCCGAACTGGCCTCGTTTTCCTTGTAGACTGACAGCGTGACTTTGTTCGTGCGGGTTGTCTTTGCCTGCGGGTAGATGTTGTTTGGCGCGGCAGACATTGCCATGATTTGCTGAAGCGTAGCGCGTGCCTGAAGCCGGCGGGCTGCTGCCGCCGGTGCGACGTATCCAATGAAACGATCGAGCAGGTTCACGCGGTGGGTTGCTCCAGTGAGAGAAGCGAAACCATTGAGCCAGAAGCCTCTGCGTCCGCCTCATCCATCAGTTCGGTGCGTGCCTTCATCAGGTCACGCAACGCCGCCATCTGTTTTGAGCGGCCGTGAACCGTGTAGGATTGTGCCGTGAGCGTCTGCAGGATCGCAGTATTGACGGCCGTGAGGAGTTCGGTGGTTGTCGTCATGCCAGCCAGCATAGCCGCCGGCTGGTGTCATGACATACCAGCGTTACCAATCACCGCAGGCCGTCGAGGGAAACCGCCTTGTGCTCCAGCGTCACCACGTTGAGAGCCACCCGAACCGACCACGTATGCCCGCACGGTGGGTGATCGGGGGATTTGCTGCGGCAGCATTTGTAATAGCGGGTTTGCCCCTGTGTGCTGTATGCCACGCCATGTCCGCCGGCACGGTCCCAGCATATCGGGCAGCGTCGCCACGGCTGGATTTCTTCACTGCGTGCCGGCTGCGGTTGAATGTCCGGTGCCTTGTGCGGCTGCCGATCAAAGCCACGGCCTGCCGTCTGGTCTCGTTTCTCCGCCATGTATCCCGCTCCTCTGTGTTTGGATCGCCATTCGCGGCGGAAACCCGCCGTTTTCATCGACGTAGGCAACAGCCAACGCCAGCCCGTATCTGAGCGCGTCGCGAAAGTCGTTCGGCGCCCCTTCGTTTTTCTTCACCCACAGCAGTTTCGCGTTGCCGCGGTTGTCGATGCTGTCTGAGATTGTAGCGTTGCACAGGTGCTCAAGGAATTCGATATCATTTTCGCTGCCCTGGCATAGCCCAAGCCCTTCAGCCTGTGCTGGCGTCCGCTCGTCGAGTCGAGCCTGCAGGTCCGTTTCCCAATAATCTGTATTGACCAAAAACAGCATCTGCTCTGAACGGTCGTTGGTTTGCACAGGGGCGAGTTTGTAGGGCTTGCCTCCCAAATCGTTTGAGGAACCTTTGCACGGAACCATTCCGGGGTGAGCGTTGCAAAAGTCGTAGGTGCGTTTGGTGTCCCAGCCGGAGTCGGCAGAGACTACGATCGGGGCCATCGGGTTGCCGCCGTCCTCGTGATGATATTGGCGAAGAACAACGCGGTCCCAAACATCCTCCAACGTGTTCAGTGCCCCATAGTCCACCACGTGTGAGCGGAAGTCATCGCCGTGGGCGAGAACTACATAGAGCCGATAGCCGCCCTCGGCTGCCTGCTGGTCGATTGTGACCGTGAGGAACCGCCCCCAGACCGGGACCACGCCGCGGGGAACAAGTGTCCGCAGGCGTTCACCGATACGTTCGGGGGTGGATTTCGATTTGCGGGCCTCCCACGTTTCGCCGGCGTCCTCGTTAATCCACTGCCTGAGCTTTGCCGGGCTTTTGCATTTGCCCAAAAAGTCGGAAACGATCTGCCCCCAGCCGTGAAACAAAGCGTAGAAAACCGAGAGCTGCGAACCCCACTCGGATCCCCAGTTGGTTGGCGTGCCGATCAACCACGACATATCATCCGGTGGCAGACTGCGGGCGTCCATCGCGCGTTCGTGGTCTACCTCACAGCCAGCCGGAACCCAAACGCCCCGCGGCATCATCCATGCCCTGTGAAGGTCGTCAATGCGGCTTTCACAGTACCGGCAAACGTAGTGGGCTGTCCGGCGGGCAAGGTCACGGTCTGTCGCCCCGGTCGGGAGTTTGTCGAAAAAAATCCCGCCAGGTGTCTGGCCGTTGCCGAATTCGATCGTCTGAAATTTGCAGCAATGCGGGCAGGGGACGTGGTACCGGTGGTTGGTGCTTTGGAATCGGCCGAATTCCACGTTGCTTTTGTTGCGGACTGATGGCGTGCTTTCGAAGACAAATTTCCGGTCGGGGTGTTCGGCGCCGCGTTTGCGGAATCGCTCCAGCGGATCCCCTTCGCTGCTCGTCTTTTCCTGCACCCACTTATCGATCTCGTTGCCGTGCCCGATGCGGATGCTTTTGTCGGCGAGTCTGCTTTTGCCTCGCGGCCATGCCCCATGGCAGACTGCACGCCGCAGGGCGATGCGGGTCTTTGATTGCCGTTGCCGGATCGGGACTTGGGAGCGAAGCCGCGGGCAATACTCCAACATCAACCAGAAGCGGCCGAAAACGCTTTTGCAGTTCGTCTCATCTGGCGTGGCGAACATGGTTTCTTCGGGGCGGGTGTCCATGGAACGCATGAGCATTCCCAGCCCGAAATTTGTCTTAAACATTCTCGCCGCCCACTGCATCCACATGGCGCGGAATTGTGGGTTGTCGTATGCCCAGCACGGGCCTTGCGGGGCAGTTACCCATGGAACGCTTTGCTCGTCAAACGCCCGCCCTGTGTGATCGTAAAAGTGCAGCCGCAGCCAATCGGCGGAAGACTCGCGGATACGCGGCCGCATGGCGTCGCGGGCAACAATGGCGGATAGTCTCACACTAAATCCTCCAAGCTGTCGCAGAACTCGCGGCGGGCGATGTCGATTTCGTTTGTGGCCAGTCGGAGCGTCTCCGCCTTTGCCGCGTCCGGGGCGAGTCGTGCGAGTTTCTCGGGAAGGGATTGCAGCCGGGACACAAGGCGGGACCAGAGAAGTGCCATGTCTCGTTCGATCTCCACTCGCTCGATCAGTTCGCCGCGTTTCTTCGCGTTTTCTATTCGCCGCTTCTCTGACTGCAGCCGGATCTGCTCGATTTCGGCCTGTCGTTTTTCCTCGCTGGTTGTGCTGGCGTTGCCGGTGGCTTTTGCGAGTCGCCAACTGACGATCTGCTGAAGCGGGTAGCGGCCTTCAGTGCCAGGCATCGGCGGGGACTCAGTGCGCCATTGTTTGACGGTCTGCACGGCCAGCCCGAAGAACTCAGCCACCTCCGCCAGCGTCCGGCATTCCCAGCGGGTGCTGTGCTGCTTCCGCTCTTCGGCCTCCAACAGGTCTTCGATAGCCTGAAGGTCGTCCGCGCTGTCAGCGGAGTCGAGCAATTCGAGCAGCCAGCGCCGCTCGTCTGTTGCTGGCTGTGCTGTCATTTGCGGGTGACTCCGAATTTTCGACGCGGTGGACGTGGGCGTGAGCGACTACTGAAGGTGGTTTTGGCTTGTCTGCCGCGTTCATCGCGTGCATTTGGACCAGCACCTTTGCCGCTCCGATCTTGTCGCGGGGCTTGCCCTCAACGACCACACGGGCCATAGCCTCGGGCAGTTTGTCCATCAGTTCCGGCGGAATATTCCATCCGTGCCGGATCGCTTGCCCCACCAACCGCATATCCGACCGAGACAGTTGACCGGACAACAATTCACTTCGCTGCTGTTCCTCTGTTTCCTGTGCGGGCTGAATCATTTTGCTCCCCCTCATGCTTTCACGCCATGGTGTCACAACTGAACTACCGCAGCAATTACCTTCCCTTGCTGCATCCCCTTACCCCTTCAAAAACGAATCGGCCGGGCCATGTAGTATCCCCGCCTCAAAAAACCTTATCTACAAAAAAAGTATGCTGTACCGTACC